AAGCCGACCGGCCAGTACCGAAACTGGGCCAACACGCGGATGCGTGTGTTCTGTCGAAAGAATACCCACTTGTGGTACTCCTTCCTCCAAGCAAAGCGCAGCGCGCTACCTTTCTCTGCAGATTTGGTTTTAACCACATACAAAGAGCACCGGGAGGCCATGGAAGTCGAGGACCCCATAGACGATGAACACCACGATCGCGTGATGAAGGCAGTTGATCCAGTCCTGCGGAAGATCAGCAGAACTTTGCGTTACGTCGCTTCGACGGACGCGCGCACCCAACTTGTGGAGCGCCGAGAAGTCGATCACGTTGCGAGCAATCGCGCGTGCTTCGAGAAATCTCGAGCCAAGGGAGGCCAGCTAGGTCACATCGTGAGCCTAGCTCCTTACCTTGAGCGTTGTAACCCCTCCAACCGCACCGGGAACCGTGTAGTACCTGACCTCAGGCGCATGGTTTTCTACCCGTGGGTTGTTGTAGGAGGTGTCGTCCAGCATAATGTCGTACTTGAGGAGTACACGTATGCTGGTGGCGAGGATGTCTGGAAGGACACTATCACTCGCGAGACCATCCGTTACATTGGTGGTGCGCGTCTCAACGCGACTATCCAAGCCGTTCTGGAACCCCTCAAAGTTCGAGTCATATCGAAGGGGGAGGCTATCCCGTACTACGTGTCGAAGCTCTTGCAACAGAAGCTCCACGATGTCCTACGGGAGATGCCGTGTTTCCGGCTGATTGGGCGCCCATTGTGCCCGACGGATCTCATCGACCTTGCTCAAAATCGTACGATATTAGGTGAGGGTCCCTATGAGTGGTTCTCGATCGACTACAGCGCTGCGACAGATAGGCTGTCCGCTCGGTTGTCTGCCTCCATCATGGAGCGCTTGACTCAGGGGGCTGATGACGACTTGCGTCGTATCTGGCTCTCTGTCCTGGCACCGCATCGGTGTCGTTATCCATTCCCTTTCGATATGGATGTTCGGCCTGTGAATCAGAGAAACGGTCAGTTGATGGGCTCCATCCTGTCCTTCCCGATTCTCTGTTTGGCGAACCTCGGTCTCTACCTTGCGACCATCGATCAGGATACCCGGCCTCTCAAGGACAAGCTCCGAGGGGTTCTGGTGAACGGTGACGATATGCTTTACGTCGGGAAGCGTTCCCTCTGGGACGACCATGTCCGCATCGGTAG